TTAAGAGTAGGGGGCGGCGGGGGGGGCGTTAGCGCGTCGTCGGTCGGTCCCCAGGCACAGTAAAGATCGTGGGTAAAGCCCCAGTGATACAGGGTAAGCACCCCACCGATAGGGTAGTAGGTTTGCTGTAGCAGCAGTTCCCCGTGGTATTTTGTTGCCCACTTATCCCCAGTCACCTGAATATACCGGTTCGGAGTCTCCCAGCACTCCCACCCCAGGTAGGTGTTGAGGAAGTCGGCGTTTCGGCGGGTGTCAAGCCGGATTCGGCGGGGGCTTCCTAGCTGGGCTTTCGCTAACTCGGCATGATTTTCGGCGTAGCCGATGATACCGCCTTGATCTGGGCAATACGGGATATCCAGCTCGACGATATTACCGCGGTCCCACGAATCGCGGGTTTCACGAATAACCCTAGTATCGCGGGCGTATTTGCTCTTTCCGAACAATCCACCAGCGCTATACAATATGGTCGTGGGCGTGTTGTCGGAGGTCCAAGCCATGCCTTGATCGAGGTCTATTAGAACCTTGGGGGACAGCACCCAGGGGGCGCCGCCCTCTGGGGTGTCCAGCTGATGCACCGTCGGCGCTAGGCGTTTCCAGTCAGGACACCAGGCGGGGAAGGCCCCGGGGCGCCAAACCAACGATTCGGCCAATTGTTTCACACTGATTTGATTCTCAGGCGGTTCAGCTAAATAACTGGTGTTTACGTTCAGTGGGTTAAATACGCCTAGTTCCCGATTTACACGCTGCAATCGACTGTTATAGTCGCGGAGGTTTTTAGCATCATAAAACAAGCCGTTGAGCTTATTTGACCAGGTAGGCGATTCAGTGGCGGTAAAATCAACAATATAATCACCAATTTTCGTGTCCTTCGGCGTGACTTTAAAATCATCAATAATGCCCTGAAATATCACTAAATCGCCACTCGCTGGTTTAGCCGTAATAATCAATTCCGAATTGACCCATTTCTGCATTACCCGTGATAAAGTAACATGCTCCATCAGCATTTGGAATTGACACGTGCGATTGGCTGGGGCACGGTAAAGGTTTGTGCGCCCCCAGTTGATGGTGAGACCGTCAACTACGGCACGTAAGTTCAGGTTCCATTGGCTCTTCGGCGGGAAAATTGAAATTTGTAGCATGTTCGCCATGACACCCATTAGCGTTTCATCCTCTCATCGTAGTAGTCGAGGATCTCGCGGAGTTTCCGGCCGGTCTCTAGGGCATCAATGGGGCCGTTAATAGTGATCTCAAAGTTGTTAATCACTTGGGGCGCTGGCAAGGGTCGGTTTAGTAGGTTGTGGAAGGCAGCGCCAATACCGCCGCCACCGGCCCCATGGAATGTCCCATCGTCGCCGCCACCGAAGACACCGCCCCCGCCGCCTACACCGCCGAAACTACCGCCGCCGCCGAAAATGCCACCCACATCACCCGCGGAATCAAGAAAATCAGTGATCCACTGGAATGCCGTCTTGATAACATCAATGATCTTAAAGAACAGATCCTTGAGCCAGCCCAGCTTACCGCCAATGGCGATCACCGCATCAACCAACCCCTTGGTCAGCGCAACCGCTAGTTTGCCGACAATCCCAACAACAGCGCTAGTGGCCGGTGCGATAGCCTCCATTAGCTCAACGATCGGCGGTAGCAGCTCTGTAATTAGGTCAGCTAGCGGCGGCAACAGCGGCGTGAGCGCCTGAACCAGCTGCACGAAGATGTCAGCCACCTGAATGATAATCGGGATAATCAGCTCAATGATGCGCACCAGGGCAGGGAACAGGGCTTCCGCTACCTGCATCAGGGGCGGAATAATCGGCAGCAGGGCCTCGATCAGGGCCTTTATTAGATTAGCTAAATCAGGAAGCAGCGGGGCGACTACCTGAAGAATCTCAGCCAACGCGGGGAAAAGGAACTGTGCGACCTCGGCAATCACCGGAATCAGCATGGCCACAACATCAGCCAGAATGCGGATCGTATCGACGATCACCGGAATCAACGGGATCACCGCCTCAATGGCCATGCGGAGAACATCACCAATCAGGGCACCGATATCACCTAGGATCGGCGCGATAGCCTCCATAATCTGCGCAAACGCCGGGAAAAGCACACTGGCCAGCTCAGCGATCGACGGCAACAGGGCACTGGCCACACCGGCTAGCGTCTGAATCAGCTCGATAATGACAGGCATGATAGGCGTCAAGGCATCAATGGCTATGCGGAACACCTCACCCAGCAGGTTGGAAATGTCCCCAACCAGCGGGGCAACAGCACTAATCGCCTCGGCCAACGCGGTGCCCAGGAACGCCACCAGCTCAGCAATCGACGGAAGCAGCGGCGCCAACGCCACCACCAGGTCAGCAATCGCCTGCGCTATCGGCCCAAACATCGGCGCCAAAGCATTTAGCGCATCAACCAGCGCCGCACCCGCCACCTGCGCGATAGTGGAAAGCGGCTCAACTAGCTGGGCGATAATCTCCCCCAGAGCGGACAGAATACCGCCAAAGCTAGGGCCTAGGGCAATGCCTAGCTCAACGATCAAATCTAGCAGCGGACCTATCAAATCTGATAGGCCACCCAGGGCGTCGATCATGCCCTGAATCAGGGCAGTGGTGGCACCTGATGAAGCATATTCTTGGAACTTTTCACCCAGCGTTTCGAGGACGCCGCCGAATGCGGCACCGAAATCACCGGCTATGCCATCCAAACCGGTGCCGATAGAGAGCACCCCTTCTAGCAAAGTATTGAGGCCGGGGCCCATGGCGTCGGTAAACTCACTAGCCGAAGCAATCAGTTTTTCTAGTTCACTTTGATTGTTAACAATTGTATCGACAAGTCCCCCCATGAGGCCCCCCACGCTAGCACCCAGGCCAGCCATAGGCTCCTCAAGGTTGGTGATGAGGCCGCCTAGATTCTCGAACGGTTCCTCAAGCGCCGCGGCGAACTCACCTGACACTGACTCCTTCAAGGAATCAAAAGGTTCCTTCAGCCCTTCGGCGGCGTCCTTGATACCGTCGAAACCAAGTACCACAGCGCCTAGGGCGGGGCCGGCTACCGCTGCTAGCGCTGTGGCACCAGCAGCAACCTGACCAATAGCGCCGCCAGCGATAGACACCAGCGAGGTGATACCCGTTGTCAGGCCACCAATCTTTGTAGCCATGCCGGCAGCCTGGGCAGTCGAAGCGTTAATATCGGCCGCCATCTTCTGGGCAGCGCGCGCCGCCTCACTGAACCCCTTGGTATTGGCGTCACTGACGATATTGACCGACAGGATTGCTGACTTCTTTTTCCCCGCCACCGGTTACCCTTTTCCTTACCTCTTCTTTGCGGCTTCCGCCTGCTTAGCCATCACCTCTAACATCGTGTCTATCCATGCCGGATCTTCCGCCAACAAGACACTAGGCGGAATCCCAGTATTCACAGACAACAGGGCGATTACACGGCAGGCGTCGCCTCGGTAGGGGCTAAACCCATCTCACCACCGGACTGACTCAGCGCCTCGACACTCTCCAAAAATTCCTCGAAACTGTATTCGGTTTGACCAGTTCGCTGTAGGGCTTTCCACGCCAGGAAAGCTGCAAAAGTGAGGGGGCTGTCGGTTGCCGTGCCCCAATCGCGGAGTCTTGCGGTGCGTTCGAAAGCAACTTGATCGGACAGGATTGGTGTTACGGCGACTTCCTCACCGCTGGTGTATCGGACGTTAATAGTTAGTTTCATCGTTTCTTTCCTTCGATCTTTCCTAAAATACGGTCAATATGCTGCTCATAGACCTTCAGCCATAACTCTTCGTTGGCGGCGGCGGCGGTAGCTATCCAGGGGTTCGGCGCAATGTGGCGCTTCGGCCAACCCCAGTGAATCGGGTTCGCGTAGGGAATGAGCTTCCGGCCGGCCCTGACCATGCCGGCCTTTTGCGTGGCACCCGCCCTGATACTCGCGGCTAGCCGGCCGGTGACCTTCGGCGCCAGACCGGCCGCTATCGGCACAATGGTTTGCGCCGCGGCAAGATTGGCATTGCGGAGGTCTTTTGTGTCGCCACCTGCTTGCCGGATAGTGCGGCGTAGGTTTTTCAGGCCCTCTACCTCGGCGGAAACATCCACATGGCCGGTCACGATTTATGGTTCCTCAGGTGTGAAAACAGGCTCCCCAACCAGCGGAAACGTTAAATCTTTACTCATTTCTTTATTCACCTCACCACCAACGCCAAGGGGGCGAACTTTCACGGTGCCGGTGAATTTAGCGGATTTCTCGCCCTCTACCGGCCGGAACTCAAACTCGACTTCCTTACCGCGGTTAGCAAAGCACCAATCAAAAATCCCATTTTTCTTTAGGTTAATAAAGCAAGTAAGCTCCATTGTCCACGTGATGGTGTCTTTGCCGGGCGCATAATCACCCGAAAGGACGTGTTTACCGTCCTCGGTGTTTACAGCGGGGTTCAGCTCGGCCTTGGTGACCAAGGCGGAAAATTCATTCTGAGCACCAGCTTTACCGAAAACCAGCTTTCCGGGGCCGGTGGAGATACGACTGTCTAGGGTGTTGACATTCGCCATTATTTATGTACCTTTCAATTCATAGGTGACCTCAACCGCTGGTAGGGGGGTTTGCCCGATAGCGGGGAGGGTGATTGTGGTGATCTCGATATCCGTTGGGTATCGGGTTTCCAACAGGTTTAGAAGGTCGTCCAACATGCTCATGAGGTATTCCACCGCTAGCGTGGTGCCCAAATCAGCGGCAACAAGATAAACGCTTGCCTCAGCGGTAACCTCACCGCGGGCCATTGATTCGATTTCTACGTTCTTCAGGGCAACCCACGCACCAGGAATACTAACGCGGTTGGGGTTAATCGTTGCGGAAATACCGATTTTACTAATTTCCTTGGCTAGCTTCCCTAGATGCATCGGGAGAATATCTGGGTTCATCAGCCCACCGCCGGGGCGGTCCAGCCCCCAAGTCCCAGCAGCATAGCCGCCTGGGGATCGTGACGCTGCACATATGTAGTGCCTTCGTCGGTCAGGGCTGCTACGCCACCGGGGGTAGCGCGCCGCCGCCACAGGTGGGCAGCAAGCATGACGGCACCGGTATGAATCCGGTCGGACCAGGTGTCTGGGTCACCGTGCCAATCTGTCACAGTGGCGTTAACCGCTGCTGTGATTCCCTCTAGTGCTTGCTGTTCGGAGGTGTCGCCTACCGCATCGACACCTAGCCATGCTAGGACTTCCGCATCTGTTACTTTGCTCACTTGAAATGTACCTTGACCAAGCCAGCAATCTGATTCTTGATATGCGCGGTATAGCCGAACAAAGCAACGTCCTGGCCACCCAGGGCAATGTGTTCAGCGTGGGCGCGAATCGGGGAACCGGGGAGTTCATAGAATGTGGTGGCGCTGCGGACACCGATAATGGCGGTTTTTTCCGGCACAAATGGACTGGTGACCCACCGGTCAGGGGAGCCCACCGGGGTCACGTCCATGAACTTCGGGGTGTTGAGCTCAGTGTATTTAGCAATCTTGCGCTTATCTTTCGGGTTGATAATCGCATACGACGCTGGTGTTAGTACCTCTTCTTCGACATAGATACCGCCAAACAGGATAGCCTGAATGATGTCCTCTTGTTCTTCGGGAACGTCGGTTGCCCAGGTGGTGAGTTGGGCGGCAACGTCCATATCGGTCTCACGCTTGTAGGATTCTGTCATGGCGCGCCAGTAGGCAAGCAGGGTCTCGGACTCGTTAAAATCAATGATCTGGCGGTCAAGGTCGTTACCGCCGGCCCACGGTTGGGCGCGCTCGTCGACTTCTTCAAATTTGACCGGCTTTGACGTGATTTCGGTTTTATCACCGGACCACTTGCCAACACCCGGCTTTAGTTGTTTGCCAGTGTCGGCATCAGTTGCCCAGCGGAACCCCTTAGCGCGGCGACCGGTGAGCGGCTGGGTATCAATCAGGTTAATCAGGCGCCGCTCGTACTCGACACTTGACCAGATTTCGCCTAGCCAAACTGCAGGTTCGGTGACCAGCGTGCCGGAGCCGGTGATGTTTTGCAGGGCGGCATGGATTTCATCACCGGTGATTTTTCCGGTGTGGACGCCGCAGATGATTTCTACCGCCTGGGCTGCGGAGATTTTCGGGAACGTGCCGTCGGCGGTGAGTGTTTTAGGGTCGTCGACGGGGATAGGGGAGGTGGCCGGGTAGGTGGTTTTTTGGGGCATGGGGGTCTCCTGTTGGGGTGGTTCGGGGGCGGGGGTTTCTGCTGCTTCTATTGGTGTGCCGTCTTCGGCGTAGATGCGGGCGCCTGGGAATGCGGGGAACGGCACCATGGCTACGGCTT